TTCAACCTGCTATCAGGTTCACTAAGAAGGAATGCTTGGATCTTCCGGACATTGTGTACGCCACAAGGACAATTGCACTTACCCCACAACAAAACAAGTACTATGAGACTCTTAGAAAGCAGATGGCTGTCAATGCAGCAGGAGAAGAAATTACAGCGGTAAACGCAGCAGTAAGTCTAAACAAACTGTTACAAATTTCTTGTGGTGCGGCTTACACCGACTCAGGTGAAACAGTTACTTTTGATATAAAAAATAGATACCTAGTGTTGCTTGAAGTTGTACAAGAGGCGAGCAACAAAGTTTTGTTATTTGTACCGTTCAAACATACAATCCAAGTTCTTAGGGAACGCCTAACCGAAGACGGAGTGCCTGTAGAAGTGATTGATGGTGATGTATCTGTGGCTAACCGTACTAGAATTTTTGATAATTTTCAGAACACAGACAATTTAAAAATACTGATTATACAACCGCAAGCAGCCGCTCATGGGGTGACGTTGACCGCTGCCGATACAATCGTGTGGTGGGGGCCTACCCCTTCAATGGAAATTTACGCACAGGCTAATGCCCGTGCTCATAGAGCAGGGCAAACAAACAAGGTGACCGTAGTTAGATTAGTAGGTAGTAATGCGGAAAGACACATATACAAACTTCTTGACAGTAAAATTAACGTGCACACACAGCTTGTAGCGCTGTACAAAGAAGTGCTTGACAAAACTATTTAATGCCACTATAGTAACGGCATAACAACCCCTTGGAGAGTATGATGACCGAAGTAGAGGACGGTGTTTCCGTCGATAAATTAGTCCGCGTTTACATCAAAATGCGAGAGAAGCGCGAAGAGCTGACCCGAACATACGACACTGAGTACGAGAGGATTAGCGAAAAAATGCGTCTTGTAAAGAACGCTCTTCTTGAGCAGATGAAGGCATCTAATGTTGAAAGTCTACGCACATCTGAAGGATTGGTGTATCGCACCATCAACAAAAAATACTGGACAGACAATTGGGAGGCTTTTTATGGTTTTATCTTAGAGCATGAGATTCCACATGTGCTAGAGAAACGAGTGCATCAAACAAATCTCAAAGAATTTTTAGAGGGTAACCCTGATTTACTGCCACCGGGATTGAATGTGGACAGTGAGTATTCCGTAACCGTTCAACGTAACAGGAGAAGTTGATGGAAGCTGTAGAAGAGAAGTACATCACCATCGAGGATGTTGCAAAACATTACTCGGTATCAATATCAACCGTCAGAGCGTGGATGAGGAACGACATCATCCCTACGTTAAAGGTTGCCAACGTTTATCGGTTTAAGCTGTCCGCAGTAGACGCAGCATTAAAAGCGTACAGTGAGAACAAAGATAAGCAAGAGCAACAAAAAGACCCTCGTCAGTTAGAACTTGACCTCAACCCAGACAAAGACCTGTAAGGAGAAATAAATGTCTGAATTAGCATTGTTTAAAGGCGGACTTCCCGCATATCTTAAAGGTATGCAAGACGAAACAACCGAGGCTTTAGCGGGAAATAGCAGCGGTGCCAAACGTATCTCTATTGAGGGCGGCGTGTTTCGCATGATGGTTGGTGGTAAAGAGGTCGCAGTAAATGAAGACCGCGCCATGAACGTCATTATTGTAAAAGCCGCACCCCAAAACAGCCGGATTTTTTACGCCGGAACTTATGTAAAAGGGCAAGTTACCACACCTGATTGTTGGTCTAATGACGGTATTACGCCTGATCCTAAAGCTAAAAATCGTCAGTCAGGCCGATGCATGGATTGCCCCCAAAACGCTAAAGGTTCCGGGCAGGGGGACAGCCGCGCATGTCGTTTTCAACGCCGCCTTGCTGTAGTTCCTGAAAACGAACCTAACGGGTTTGTTTATCAGTTAGCGTTACCCGCTACAAGCATTTTTGGTGACGGAGAAAACGGTAAACTACCTTTGCAAGCCTACGCAAAACATCTTGCAGCACACCGTGCGCCTATCACGGGAGTGGTAACCGAGATGCGGTTTGACACAACTAGCTCAACACCAAAACTTACTTTCAAACCTTTGCGTCCAATTACAGAACAAGAGTTTGAAATGGTGCAGCAAGTTAAAGATAGCCCTGAAGCTTTAGCGGCAGTTACGCTCACTGTATCTCAAACAGATACTGTAAAGACTCTACCCCTTCCCACACCCGAGCCTACTGTAGTATCCAAAAAAGCTGAACCGGAAACTAAATTAGCAGACCTACTTGATGAATTTGATGACTGAGTAGGTATCAGGGCTACGGGCGACTAGATCGACGGATCGAAAGGGTTTCGTGCCGCAGGGAACCCCCGTCGCCCTACTTTTTCTGCGGGGGAAGCGGCTATGGATACACTACAATTTTTACAGACAGTACTACCCACACGGGGAGTTTATGTTGCGTACACATCAAAAGGGTTGAAAAAACAGGGACCGTACAAACAAACTTATCACGACACACTTTTAGGACTCATTGCCCGAGGAGATGAAGCTAAAGAAGATGGTTGGGATGCGTACTTCGCACTAGCCACGTTTGCAGTAAAGGGTACACGTAAAGCCCAAGATGCGTTTTATTTTAGATCATTATTTCTTGACATCGACTGTGGCGAGGACAAACCCTATGCTACTCGTGAAGAAGGTCTACGCACCTTAATTTCTTTTTGTAAAAAATATGGTTTACCTCGTCCGCTTATGACAAGCAGTGGTCGTGGTATACATGTTTATTGGCCTTTTACAGAAGAAATACTTAAAGAAGATTGGCAGAAAGTTGCATGGAAGTTAGACACACTGCTACGTGAAAATAATTTCCAAGTTGATAACTCCATAACTTGCAATGCAGCTTCAGTTCTTCGTATTCCGGGAACCCTTCACTTTAAAAGTGAACCAAGACCTGTTGAACTTATCAACAGCAAATGTACTCCAAAACCTTTTTCTTTTTACCAAACTGCTATTGGTGAAGAGGTAAGAGAAAAACAATTATACGTACAACGTGAAGCCGACCCCGTGTCTCAAGCAATTCTTGGTAGTTATACAAGTAGTTTTAAAATAATTCTACAAAAAACCAGTGAAGGGGTCGGGTGTAACCAACTAGCGGACTTGATAGAAAATCAAGCCGTAATGACAGAACCTAAGTGGCGAGCAGCCCTATCAATTGCGGCGTTTACCGAAGAAGCTGAAAAAGCCATACATGTTGTATCAAGAAAGCACCCGCAATACTCCCCGTATGAAACAGAAAAAAAAGCCGCAGAGATCAAAGGCCCATACTTATGCGACACCTTTGAGAGATACAACCCCGGTAAATGTGAAGGTTGTGTTCATAGAGGTGTTATCCGTTCACCCATTTCATTAGGGCGCACGATTGCTGAAGCCTCAGAAGATGAAGAGAGTATTGTTGTTGATAGACCGACTGAACTAACTGAGGGGTACGAGCAGCAGTACGTCATACCAAAATATCCACCGCCCTATTTCCGTGGGCGCAATGGTGGAGTATTTAAAAAGGATTCAAGAAGAGCAGTTGACGGCTCACAGGTTGAAACAGAAAAACCTGTTTATCACAATGACTTTTATGTTGTGAAACGTTTGAGGGATGCAACGCTAGGCGAGTGCTTGGTGTTTCGTTTACACATGCCCAAAGACGGGGTGCGCGAGTTTACGCTGTCTAACAAAACTGCAACATCTTCAGAAGAACTACGTAAATCATTGGCAGAACAAGGTATCGTCGTCCACAAAATTGACGAGCTTAAAAGTTATGTTGTTGCTTGGGCTAACTATTTGCAATTTCAGGAGAAATCAGGAGTGACACATCTACAGTTTGGGTGGTTCAAAAAAGAAGAAGTCAGGCAAAGCTTTGTTGTGGGAAACAAAGAATTTTTTCCGTCAGGAGTTGAGCATAGCCCACCGTCTAGTAAAACTTTAGAGTATATACATTTCTTTACTCAGGTGGGTACGCTAGATGGCTGGAAAAAAAACATGAGCTTCTTTAGCAATAAGCCCAATACGGAGTTACACAAGTTTGTTATAGGTTGTGGGTTCGGTGCACCCTTTATGGATTTCTCGGCAGTTCGTGGACTCGGTGTTCACATCTGGAGTGCGTCGTCTGGTTATGGAAAAACGACAGCTATGCTTGCAGGGGCATCAATTTGGGGCGACCCAAGTCTTTTAATGATGAAGCGGGACGACTCCCACGCAACACGCTTTGCACGAACCGAAGTGTTTAAAAACATCTGCATGTGGTTTGATGAGATGACCAACATCGGGCCTGAAGAATCTAGTAATTATATGTATGCGATCCCTAACGGTTTGCAGCGATCACGTATGGAAGGTAGCAGTAACAAAGAACGTTGGCGCGGTATGCCTTGGAGCACAATCGCCGTATCAACGGGTAACGTCAAATTGTCAGACAAGGTAAGGATGGAGAAGCAATTACCTAATGCAGAAATGCGACGGTTGCTTGAAATTGAAGCTGTGCGTGGGGTAAAGCTTGCTAAGGAAGATACGGACGAGCTAGCAAAAAATATTTTAACAAACTATGGTCACGCACATATTCCCTATTTACAGTGGGTCATGCGTAATTTAGAAGCAACTGAAGAATTGTGGAATCAAGTCAGGCTAAAGTTAGATAAAGAAGCAGGGCTTTCTTTTGAAGACCGATTTTACTCAGCAGGGTGCGCCTCTGCTATTACAGGGTTAATTATCGCCAAAAAAATTAATTTAATTGATTGGGATATACCTAGCGTTTTTAAATGGGTTGTTGAAATTGTTAGGGAAGCCTCTACTGCTATTGAGGATGCTAACGTTGATCCGCTTTCAATCGTAGGGCGTTATTGGGCAGAAAACTTTTCAAACACTCTATCTATCCGTAGTACCGAAGATGCAAGGAAAGATAAAAACGAACTGCTTGAACAAATTGTCATGCCAGATAGTACACCGCGTATGGGGCTTAAACTACGTTATGAATATGACTTAAAAATTTTGTATATTGCTGTTGATTCGTTTAGAGAATGGTGCGGCAAACATTCAATTGTGTATGACCCATTTATTAAATCTCTAATGCAAAGTAAGGCTAAAGCAGAGATTAAAAGTAAACGAATGGCAAAAGGTACGCGTATGAACATACCGCCAACTAATGCTATCGTATTGCATAACATGGATGGATTAACTGATGTGGAACCCGCATAAACCTCTGCCGCCAATTAATCCTGATGGGCTAACTATTAAAATCCCTTACAGTAAATGGGAAGTAGGTATGTCAGTTTTTGTTCCCTCAATCAATCTGCCCAAATTAAGAACTCAAATAAAACGGGTTGCAAGACAAAAAGGTTGGCGTGTTGAATTTAGAGAGAGGATAGAAGATGGGAAATTGGGGCTTCGCATTTGGAGAATAGTATGATACTATTCGTTTCGTAGGTGTTATCCATCTACTCTCCTTGGTCACGACGACCATTTGCCCCGCCCTTTGGCGGGGTATTTTTTAGTCCTCGTATTCTGAGGCTAAATCAATAAGCTCACC